TCGCCGTATTGGTACATCGCTTACTGGTATTGCATCATTTGCTGATCAAAAAGGTTTGCCAACGGTTCGTGAATGGATGGATGAAGGCTACACAACAATTCGTAAATATGATCACTCATATTCAGAATGGCTATGTGTTCGTGAGTCAATTCGTGTAACAACAGTTAAACCGTCAGGCTCTGTATCAATTCTTTCTGGTGCAACTCCTGGAGTTCACTGGGGACCTGGAGGAAACTTCTTCCTTCGTGCAGTTCGTTTTGGAAACACAGATCCAATGATGCACTTGTTCAAAGCAGCGGGGTACACAATTGAAGACGATGTAGTGTCAGCAAATACATCAGTTGTATACTTCCCAATTAAGTCAGGTCATCCAAGATCTGAAAAGGATGTTACATTGTTTGAAAAGATTGCACTTGCTGCAACTGCCCAGAAGTACTGGTCAGACAATGGTGTTTCTGTAACACTTTCGTTTGACAAGGAAACAGAGTCCAAGCATGTTGTGCCAGCACTTCACATGTACGAGGGACAGTTAAAGGCAGTATCATTCTTACCAATGGGAAATACTGTTTATCCACAGCAGCCATATACCCAGATTACTGAAGAAGAATATGAGTCATATATTGGTAAACTAAAGCACATTGACTTTAGTGCAATTTATGACGGTGTTGATAATCTTGAGGCTCAGGGCGAAGCATATTGCACAACAGACTATTGTGAAATTAAAATAAACAAGTAGTCTTCTGTGGTAAAATAGACTCATCATGTCTAGTCCATCAAACCTATATGCAGAAAAAGTGTTCGCAGAACACCCCACTGGCCTATGGGCATTAGATGATAATGCAGACTATATTTCTTTAATTTCTGAAGAACAAAGGAACCTTGTTAATTGGGATGTTTTTGGGGGAACTAAGGAAGCATACACAGAGTCAGTTGATGAGCCGTTTACAAGCAGTTATGTTGGTAAAATAACAGCAACTCCAACAAGTGAAGACTCTGCATCAATTATTGCTGTAAGTCAAGACATCATAAATCTTCAAGATCTTAATAAGTATCTTAAAACATTTTGCGTTGGTGGATACTTTTATTCTAAAAGTTCTTATATTGTAGGGTTTGAAATAGGTTATGAATATGAGGATGTAACAAGCGGACAAATAGTCAGAAATTTGAGAAACTATGATACAACCATAAACAATAGTTGGGTTTTTATATCAGAAACATTTGATACTCCACCAGACAACACAAACCTTAGACTAGTTTTTAAGATTAACTTTGTGGGTGGTTCAGTAGTAGAAGATGTTTTTTTAGTTAATGGTATTAGTTTTGGTCAGTGGTCAGAAGAGTTTGCATCAACTTCTCTTGGCCTTATTCCAATAAATATTCCCTCTACAATATCTATTGCTCCACAAAAAGCAATTGTTGCAAAGTGCTACGGATTGCAAGATCTTGATGCTTATTACTTAGTTTCTGATAATATGATTAAAGCAAAAAACTTAAGTATCCCGATGGTCTATGGAGCGTCAAACCTTACCGCTTTGTATCCAAACGGATTAAATCCATCTTTAATAATTCCTGGCTTAGGATTTTTGAATGAGTCTGGCACATTTAGAGAGTACACACTTGAAACCTGGCTTAGAATAAATTCTTATACAAATGAAACAAAAAGAATTATAGGTCCAATTGCCTCGGATGACGGGATATATGTAGATGGGCCATCGATAGGCCTTAAAATTAATTCTGAATACAAAACATATTACGTTGGCGAATGGACAAGGCCAATGCTTGTTCATTTAAGAATTGGAAAAGATATTATTTCTTTGCTAATTAATGGTCAAGAAGTTATATCTATTGATTACTCAAAAGAAAGTTTATCTGTTCCAAATATGCTAGATGAAAATGATAAAGATCAGGACTGGATAGGTTTTTATGCACACGAAGACATATATCCAATAGAGGTTGATTGTGTTGGAATATACCCATATGTTGTTGCAACCGCAATGGCAAAAAGAAGATTTGTGTTTGGACAGGGAGTAGAAATACCAGAAAACATCAATACTTCATATAGTGGAACATCTGTTTTTATTGACTATGCGTTTGCGGATTATACGGCTAATTATTCATATCCAAAAATAGGTTCTTGGCAACAAGCATTTAATGACAACACCTCTATTGTAAATAAATCTTTGTCGGTTCCATCTGCACCTCTTCCAAAAATATTTTTGTCTTCAAAAACAGAAAAAGAGTTGCTTGCAGACTGCAAACTAGTTCAGACATCAGATACAACAAACTTTTTTTCTTTTAGGCCAAACTCCTCTTGGAACAGCATTTCTGGTTACCTTTTCTTTGAAAGTTTTGATTTTCTAAGAGAGCCAATTTCTGCGTTCTATGGATGTTTTAGATTACCTCAATCTTCTAGCACAAAACAAACTCTTATGAGAATTGAAAAAGAAGATACAGATAATTATTTTGCAATAGAATTGATTAATAATCAAATATCTTATGTAATAAAAAATGACCAAGGGTTAGAGACCATATATTCTCCTACAATCGCAGAGTCCTTAGAGTTGATTGATATAGGGCTAAATATTCCAGCATTTGTTGCAAGATTCGGAAATCCAGCAGCAGACTTTTTTGGATCTATGTCAGACTTGAGGCTATATGTCGGAGGAAATAAAAATGGTAGCGAGACATTTACTGGCAAAATATACAAGGTTGGATTTTGCAGCAAATATAATTTTCAAAAAATTAGATCTCTGTTTAATGAGATAGGTGTTCCAGTTTGGAATGAAGATCTATTTGCTATTTATCAAAATAATGAATTAATAAATATAGATGGAGGCATTGACACAACATCTATGCCTGCTTACGGTTCTATAACAGGGACTGTTCAGGGGGCCATTAGCGGTGGGGGAGTTATAATACCAGACGAAGATTTCCTTTTGGATCATACAGCAAGTTACACTCTTGTGCCAAATCAAATTTTTGACACATACAAACTTACAGTTGCTGCAAATGCTTATTGGGAAGACCAAATTCCACTAACATATTTTGCTGAATCAGTTTTGGATAAGCGAGGAGATAAGTATCTAGATCTTGATTTTATACAATTTAATATTGATTATCCAATAACATCAAAAACAATTGCAATAGAGACTGATCCAGTAGAATGGACATACGCAGAGTTAGCAAACGAGTATGGAATGCCAGTTCAAAGAACATATGAGTCTCTTGATAATTATTTATTTACTGGATATAATGATTATGAAGATTTAAAAAATAAAATTGCAAAAGACTATAGATATGATACAGACGGACAAATTGTAAAAACTTATATAACATTTCAATATACAGAACTAGGCGCCAATCAGACTTCTTTTTATTTTACAAAAACAGAAAGGCCTCCTAGAAATGGGGTTTTAATCCCTAAGTCAGACTGGATGACTACAAAATATGAGGTTGTAGACAATATGATTATTTATCCTCCAGCAGGTGTAGATTTTAATGACCTTTCTATAGTTACCCACATTGATATTAATGTTAAGGATTCACAAACAAATAATATTAACATAAAGAAACTTTCTTATGCTTCTCAGGCATTAAATGAATCAGACGCAAGTCCAATCGGCACAAGGTTTGGAACACCAATTTACCCATATACAAAAACTGGAATTTATTACAACTTCAAAAAGAATAATCCTTTTTCTATTTACACTGGCTCATCTCCATATCTGTATCTTACAAAAACTAGCGGTATACAAATAAAGGGTCAGTATGATCCATTGGTAAATCGTGGACTATCAATACCAATTAATGCTAGTAGGGCAGATAATTTTAAAGTAATTGCATCACAAATGGCTGTTCGGTTTGATGGAGATTATTTCCCATATGCGCCAACTCAAATATTTGAAATAGAGAGCAAAAATGCGTACATAAAATTCTACATGGTCGCAAATGACTCTAGTGGAAAAAGAGCAAAGATTTATGGAATAGATGCAAAGACTGGGCTAGTGCAAAATGGCATTAGTTTTTACTGGAATGGAAAGGCAGTCAGAGAGCCAGTAGTCACACTTCAAGAGTGGGGATTCCTTGGTGTTACCTTTGCTGATAGTTTAAATTTTTCATATTTTGAGGGGGCTTTAAGATTAACTGGGCCATTGATATTTAATAGCATATCTTACTATCAGTCAACAAATTTACAGGAGGTTCAGACCATATCAGAAAGGCCATGGTTCAGAGTAAAGGTTCTGTCTGGTCTGCCATCAGATTTTAACTCTCCACTGGATTGGGAGTTCTGGAATGTTGGGTCCTTTAATTGGAATAGGGTATTGGTTTTAGCAGAAAAAAGTTATTATGGTGTTGATCCAAAGGAAATATATAAGAGTTATACTGGAACAAACAAAATAGTAGTTGGAGACAATGTCCCAGTCAGCGTCGGCAACTATGCCTATTCTTTATATAATGACATATTCTGGAACAAGTTCACTGTTGATCCAGTTTAATATGGTATACTTGTTGTCATGGATTCATTAATAAACCCAAAAACTGGTAAGCCAATTGTACAAAATGTGCGACGCAAGGTCATTGAAAAGAACTATAACTGGGGGCTTTATGTTTATAAAAGAGCAAACGGCAAGTGGTTTACAGACGGTCATGGATCAGTTTTAAATATTCCATCTGAAAAGGGCGATATTTCTAAAATTGCAGAACTAAAAAAGGTTGCAATGTATTATGGCGACCCTGGAGATGGACAAGCAATATTTGTTCCAGGTGGAACAAGGGTATCAGAAGAAGAATATTCAGAACAAGTAGACAGAATGAAGTCAGGACTTATTCCATCACTAAACGATCTTGGCGCAGTTCAGGCAGCAAAAGATACGATTGCTAAGTATGGAGATGAGGAATAAAAATGGAAGAGTATACAATAAGTGCAAAAATTGACGAAGCAATAAAAAAAGACGATCCTTTTTCAAAGTCAGATCCATTCAATAACACATGGGACACACTAAAAACATTAGACGGTTTGGATTCAAATTTTAAAAGAAGAACTAGCAGGCTGTCTACCAAAGCGTTGCAACCAACACCACAATATACAACTGCAGCGTTAGCAGGAAAAAGCGGTATTGATGGAGCACAGTCAAAAGAAATAAACCCAGGTCTAGTATATGTAAACGGCTATGGAATGTTTGACGTTATTACACCGCCTTGGAATCTGTATGAATTAGCAAACTACTACGATACATCATTTGCAAATCATGCAGCAATTGATGCCAAGGTAGAGAATATAGTTGGACTTGGTTACGAGTTTAAGGTTTCTCCAAGAAC